CCATGGTTATGGGTATAGGTGAACACATGAAGACTCCACAGGAGACAGAGCAGAATTTCGATATAATTTCCCTGTAGTAAATTGCAACCCATATGGCAACACTTCGCGACAGATTAAACGCGCTTTTGAGATATCGCGTAGGTAAGTATGACTCTCAGACCTTGGCGAATGATTTAGGCATTTACGGCACTACGGTCAGCGGCTCAAACATAAACGAGAACACAGCGCTAACCATCTCGACGGTTTACGCCTGCGTCTACAAGATCGCCAGCACCTTGGCAAGTCTCGACCTTGAGGTATACGAGCGCACTGGCCGCGAGATAGAACCGGCGAATGTTCACCCAGCGTACGACGTTATCAAATACAAGCCCAACGAATACCAAACGGCATTCGACTTTTGGGAAACGGTTATCAGCAATGCAGTTATTAATGGCGTAGGCTATGCACTGATAGAGCGCGATGGCCGTGGATACGTGACTAGCTTAATTTGCTTGGATATCTACGACGTGGACCGTAAGACTGTAAACGGCCAAATGGTTTACAGCGTTCGCAATGTTGGAATTGTGCAGGCAGAGAATATGCTTGAGATTTGCAACCTTCAAAGAAAGTCGCCGATCCGTTTGCACCGTGAGAATTTAGGACTAGCGAAAGCAGCCGAAGACTTTGGCGCTGAGTACTTTGGTAGCGGCGGGCAAATGACGGGTATACTATCCAGCGATCAGCCTTTGAAGAAAGAGCAGATGGATATAATACAAGGCAGTTGGAACAAGGCCGCACAGCAAGCAGGCACGAAGTTGCTGCCGTTTGGGTTTAAGTATTCACGGATCAGCATCAGCCCTGACGAAGCGCAATTCATTGAGACGCGTAAATTTCAGGCCGAGGAGATTTGCCGCATTTTTAGCGTGCCCCCTACATTGGTACAGCTCGAAAGCCAAACAACTTATAACAACGTTGAACAGCAAAACCTGCAATTTGCACGGCACACAATTGCACCATGGGCCAAGCGCATCGAGCAGGAAATTGACAGGAAGTTAATCCAGTCACGTGAGCGCCCACAGATTTACAGCAAGTTTAACCTTAACGATTTGTATCGTGGCGATATGCAAAGCCGCGCAGACTTCTATACGAAGATGCTGAATAATGGCGTGCTGAGTATTAACGAAGTCAGGGGCAAGGAAGAACTAAACCCAACGGACGGAGGCGATACGCACACGGTGCAGATAAATCAAATTGCACTGGATAAGCTAGGCGCTTATTCCGATAAAGTTTCAGAAACAAATAACAATGGATAATAAAGATGACAAGCGCACCGAGGAGCTGCGCAGCCAATACGGTGAAAACGTAGAACTGCGAACGGCAGAAGTGCGAGCCGCTGGCGATGATGCTTTGGTAGTCGAAGGCTATGCAAGCAACTTTGATGTAGAGTACGATTTAGGATACTTCAAAGAAACCGTAGCACGTGGCGCGTTTGACGACGTTATGCAGGATGATGTAAGATTTTTACTCAATCACACGGGCGCACCATTGGCACGAACTACGAACGGCACGCTAGAGCTTAGCGTAGACAATCAAGGTTTGAAGTATCGCGCAGCACTTGCCGATACGCAGGACGGGCGCGATCTTTACAAGCTAATCAAGCGCGGCGATATCTCACAAAGCTCTTTCGCCTTTACTATTGAGGCGGACGAATGGAGCGAGGACCGCAGCACGCGAACGATTACAAAGGTGGGCAAATTATTAGATACCTCAGCGGTAACATACCCAGCAAGCCCGACGGCATCAGTATACGCGCGTAACATGGCAGAGGCGGCGCAGGAAGTGGAGGACATGAAAGAAGAACAGGTAGCAGCCGAACCCGTAGAGGAGAAGCGCGCAGAACCTGCAACGATAAAAACAGAACCGCGTAACTTTACGCAAAACATTACAAAGATGACTTTAAACGATTTGAAAGGCCAACGCAATGCGAACTACGAGGAATTCGTAGCCATTGGCCAAAAGGCGGACTCAGAAGGCCGCGTTATGACAGAAGCAGAACAAGAGCGATGCGACAAGCTTGACGGCATGATGCAGGACCTTGATGTAAAGATTAAGCACAAAACACGTGAGCAGGATATGGTTGCACGAATGGCGCAAAGCGGTACAGCTGGCGCATCCGAGCAACGCGAAGTTGAGCGCGTGAACGGATCTTTTTCCCTAAGCCGTGCAGTCGCTGCAGTTGCAAACGGTCGAAATTTGGAAGGTGCCGAAGCAGAGTGGGCAAGTGAAGCCAGCAAGGAAGCACGAAGCCAAGGCCTACAGATGGCCGGACAAATTGCAATTCCTTCTATCGCTTTGCGTACAGCTGACGACTTCCAAGCAACAACAGGCGAAGCTGGTGCAGGATTTGTTCCTACTGTTGTACCTGCTGCAATCGAAGCACTGCGCGCGCCAACGGTAGTCGAAGGACTCGGCACGACAGTGATTCGAAACGCCACAGGTAACTTGCAGTTTCCACGTGTGAGCACTAAGGCCACAGGTACAGGAGCCACAGAAGTTGCATCAGATTCAGCTTCAGGTTTAGATATGGACAGCCTTACTTTGTCGCCGCAGCGTGTTGCAGCAAACACCAAGTACAGCAAGCAATTGATTTTGCAGGGCGGTGGTGAAGTGGATGCACTTATTGCTAACGAGTTGGCCGCAGCCATGAACGCCTACGTAGACGACTATGCTTTTGATACTATTATGGCATCAACTGCTGTTAATCAGGTGGTAACTGGTGACGATGTTTTAGATGCTGGTATTGTCAACGACATGGAAACCGCTGTGCTTGCAGACGGTGGAAACCTTGCAGGCGCTGCGTACGTCATGAGTCCAAAAGCGTACGCGCTTTCGAAGGCTTTGGCACAGGTTGCAAGCGTCAACGCACTATGGGAAAACGGACAGTTCAACATGTATCGTGGGGTAGCTACTCCATACTTGGTGAACTCTACACTAGATGCAGCCGTAGGTGGTTCAACAGTTGGTGGAAATATGATTTTTGGAAACTTTGCACAGGGCGGAATCTTGGCTTACTTCGGTGGCATCGACTTGCTAGTTGACCCGTACAGCGACGCAGGCACTGCACAGATTGCTTTGCACGTGAACCGTTTCTTTGACTTCGATTTGCGACAGCCGCAAGCGTTGGCAACGGCTACAAAGTTGAGCGCATAATTTGGTTGGGTTAGTTTGATTGGAAAGGGGGGCTGCGGCCCCTCTTTTTTTTGTCCGTATTTTAGCCATATGATGACCGTAGAAATAACAGGCACGCCAGACCTTAATAGCATTATAACCGTGGCACAGCTCAAAGAACATTTGAGAGTAGATCACACGGACGAGGACACCCTAATAGAAGCCTATCGAGATGCAGCGATTGCGTGGGTGGAGGACTATTGTAATACGCGCCTCGGTGACGTGACCGCCGTGGGGTACATTGATTATTTTTACAACGTCCGTCTGCCTATTGGTCCAGTCAACTCCATTACCTCGGTGCAGTACAAGGACACAGCCAACAGCACGCAGACACTAGCGACAGCTAAATGGTGGGCCGATATAAAGACCAAAGCCGCGCGGATCACATTTGACAGCGTGCCCGATCTTTATGACGACACTTTCAACGCGGTGCAGGTGAACATGACCGTAGGATACGCAGAGGCCGATATGCCTAAGCCGTTTATTACTGCGATCCGTTGGATGGTGGCGCACCTATACGAGCAGCGGCAGCCAGTTGTAGCCGGTACAATTGCCACCACCTTACCGCTCGGCTTGTATGCTATCTTAAACCCTTACCGCGTTATCACTTCAGTATGAGGATAGGACAAAGCGACAGACGAATAGAGGTACAGAACTACACCACCAGCGCCAACGCGTACGGTGAGCGCGTGCCGTCATGGGCTACGCTCGTAACCGTATGGGCTGAACTGATGAAGGCGGGCGAAGGCATGGCCGAGAAGCTTACCGGCAATCAGGATATGCCAGTGCAGCGGCTACGGTTTAAGATCCGAAGCAGCACGGACACACGGGCAATTAATCCAGCGGACCGCGTTATCTACAATAGCAACACGTACACCATTCAAGGCATCGAGGAAGTTGGGCGCAATGACCAGCTAATCTTGCTTTGCGAAATAACCGGAACACATGGCACAGGGATCACTTGAGCAGAAAGGCGGTAAGGTTGGCTTTGAAGGAATCGGCGCAGACATTAAGCCGCTGCTTAAACAATTCGAGCAGCTGCGTAAACAGGTAAGCGATCAGAAGGTGCAGAAGCGAATCCATAGAGCAGTCGGCAAGATCTACAAGGATGAGATGTTAAATAATATTGTGGACGCGCGCCAAACTATTCGGATCCGTCGAGGTGGCAAAGGTGGCTTTGATATAAAGCCTGGCACGCTGCGCAGATCTGTAAAGGTTTGGCAGATTGATAAACAGCATTCGACTTTTTGGGTTGGGCCGCGTGTAGGTAGACGCGCACCGAAAGACGCTGATGCATGGTTTGCCAACATCGTGGAAGGTGACGACCAGTTTATAAAAGGCAACAACCGAAACAAAGGCGTGTTCGCTCGGTCGATTGCAAACAAACGAGGCGAGGCGTTCGAGAAGATGCGTAAGAAGTACAAATTTCAGATTGACAAAGTCGCACGAAACAAAGGAAAGAAATGAATGCAGGAATAGCCGCCTACGTAATACTAGCGCAAAATACAGACGTCACCGATATCGTTGGTGTTAACATCTTTCCAGAGGTAGCCGAGCAGGAAACCGCCACGCCCTTTATTGTTTATCAGTTGCAAAGCGTTGCACCGGAAGACACGCACGACGGGCCGAGTAAGCTAGACGAAGTGCGCTTTGAATTTCTTTGCTATGCGGATAGCTACGCGCTGGCTGCTGATCTTGGCGACAAGGTGCGCGGCGCATTGGATCGCGTGAGTGGTACTTACAACGGCGTGAACGTGGAAAGCATCCAGTTCAATGACGTAGATATAGACACCATTGACGCGCCGCGCCGCTTTGCTCAAGTGCTAACTTTTACCTTTCGGATTAAGCGCGATAATTTTACTATAGCGCAGGGCACACCGGTAACGGGTGCAATGCTCGGCGATTTGTACGACGTAGACACCACAGGCGTAAGCGATGGGCAAGTAATTGCGTACGATGCAGATTCGCAGGAATGGCAGCCAGCAGATGGCGGGGGCGGCGTGACTGAGCTAGGACAATTAACAGACGTGCAATTTGAGCAGGGCGGGCCGGAAGATGGCAACGTGCTATTTTACGACGGTGATATATGGACAAACGACACGCTGCAAAAGTCACAGATTGGACTTGCTAACGTGGATAATACTAGCGACGCAAATAAGCCCGTAAGTTCTGCGACACAGACAGAGCTAAACGCTAAGGCAAACAGCGCCGACTTTAGCAACGTAGATAATACTAGCGACGCAGATAAGCCAGTTAGCACAGATACACAGACAGCACTAAACGCCAAAGCTAACAGCGCCGACTTCAGTAACGTGGACAATACAAGCGACGCAAACAAGCCAGTTAGCACAGCCACGCAGACAGCACTAAACGCTAAAGCTAACAGCGATGACTTCAGCAACGTAGATAATACAAGCGACGCGAATAAGCCTGTAAGTACAGCCACACAGACAGCTTTGAATGCGAAGGCGAACAGTGCTGATTTTAGTAACGTGGACAATACAAGCGACGCGGATAAGCCGGTAAGCACGGCAACACAAACGGCATTGAACGCAAAGGCCGATACAAGCGCAGTACCTACGGATCTAAACGACTTGAGCGACGTTACAATAGCGGGCACGCCTGTAGGAAATCAGGCTTTAATATACGACGCTACAGCGGGCGCGTTCAAATCGTTGGCTAGCTACACGAACCGATTTGAAGATGAGGTAGAGACAGGTTTGCAAATGCCTGACGTATACTTTGAGCGGGGTTACTCTGTCAAGTCAGAAGGTGACGGTATTTTTATCGACGCTTCATCAGACACACCAGCAGCGGGCAAAGTCATCGTTCGAAAGATTTACCACAAAACGGGCTTTATCAGTGGCGACGATGTGATAGGTGACTATACTTTAATTCACACCTTTGCAGACGATACAGCGTACGCGGATACGGTCGCAGTGTTTGACGCATTCGAGGACGGCGCAACGTATGGCGTGCCACCGTTTACCTTGGTGCAGTCGTGGGAGGAGGAAGATGCAGCCCCTTCATTTGTTGGCTTGTTAAATGAAACCTACGGAAGCGGAGCAGAGGCGGCATACAGTACGCGAAGGCTGAACGGCAACGTTACGGAGTGCATGGTAATTCGTAGGGCATCAGACAGCACGACCACAACGATCGGCTTTGACGGTTCAGGCAACATCGACGAGAGCGCAATCACGACTTTCTGCACAGGCACAACGTGCACGGTCAGCGAATGGAAGGACCAAAGCGGAAACGGCAACGACGCGACCCAAAGCACGGCATCTGCAGAGCCTGATATTTATACAAGCGGTTCAATCGTAAAACAAGAAAACAGAGCTGCTTTGCATTTTTTTGGTGAAACTCTTTACGCGGGGCTTTTATCAAGTCAAACAGCAACTTTTTTCTCTGTTATTAACCCTAATAATGGAAACAGTCAATGGATTTTCAATTTTGACACAGACAACAGCCCAGCTTTGCGTTCGGGCGGTACGTATTCTTCATTTACTCCCTTTGTAGATAATAATTCTTATACAGGTACGTATAAAACGGGAGACTTTTTTCAGAGAATTTTGGTAAGAGGAGAATCGTTTGCCTCACAAACTTCACCTTTATTCAAGATAAATTCGAGAAATACAAACGACTCACCAGCGAACGCTGGTAAAAACCACATTCAAGAAGCAATAATTTATTCTGCGGTAAAGTCTGCAAGCGATACCATAAGTATCGAAGAAAACATAGGAGCCTATTACACCCAAAACACGCCACTCCTCGACACGTATTCAGGAGCAGAGGCGGCGTACTCTTTGCGGAAACTTCGCACAGCTTACACGGGTGACGCGGTAGAGGTTTACAACGGATCAAGCTACGCTGATATAGGATTCAACGTATTCGGTGAACTCGATACGGTTGCACTGGCTGACCACTGTGGAAGTAACAACGGATTCATCAGGACTTGGTACGATCAAGCAGGCTCAAACGATGCAACGCAATCCACTACCTCGCAAATGCCAAAAATTTATGACGGTACGAACGGGGTAATATTGGAGAACGGGAAGCCCGCTGCTTATTTTAATGGCGACCCGAATAGCTTACATTCTTCTGCAAGCATAAGCCACACTAACAGCACGATGATTGTCGTTTGTTCTGTTGATAATGTAAGCCACGGAACTTACGACCCAACGGTCTTCAGGTTAGGCGATGGAGCAACAAAGGATAATGATTTGCGATTCATGTACGGAACAAGCAACAGAAGCAACGTAATATTCAGAAGGGAGCAGAACACCGTGGTTAATACTTTATCCTACACGAACTCGAGTATGCTCAACCAAAACCTCACGTTTAACGTGGTCAGCTCATCCAATCTGGAAAGCTTTATGAATGGCAGCAGCCAAGGAACACAGGCAAACACTCCAACGGCAATGTCAAGTTCTAGTGTTGATATTGGGGCGGTCGTCGATGGTACAGCAAATGTAGAAATTCATGCCAAAATACAAGAGGCAATTTTTTACACCGTTGACCAAGACAGCGCAGGAAACCGCACGAACATCGAAAGCAACATCAATACCTTTTACGACATATTCTAATGAACGGTTATATCATAGTACTACCAACGCCCACGCAAACAAGCGAAGCGAGAGCGTACCAAATTACGCGCGAGCTGTACAATATCAGCAGACCCGTATTGATACAGGACGAACGCGAACACGCGTCGATGGTGTTTGGTATTGTCGTACACCCTGACGGAGTACAGAACGCGCTGCAAGTCGATACCGACTATCTGATAAACGTAAGCCCAGCGGCAACGCTTGAACGCCTCGTTGCTTGCTTTCCTGAGCTGTCAAATGATGAGCGATACAGCCTGAGCAGTTACGTGCAAGTCAATTCCAAATTTCCCTTCGGGCATATTGTGCCAAGCGACACGACGATACGTTCACAGGAATATATGGAAGAAAACGGATGGTTTTCGGATCAACCTGAAATTGATTAACTTGCAGGCATGAAGGTCACAATTCAAAAGGCGTGCAAGCTACGCGGTCACAACTGGAAGAAAGGCGCAACGCCGTCGGTCACTTCTGAGTTTGCCGCAGAACTAAAAGCAAAGGGATACCTCGACGCTCCTAAGAAAAAGAAAGACTCAGATAATAACGATTTAATAGAAGAATAAAATGGCCATTTTTAACGGTACAAATTTGGGGGTTTACCTTGGCGGTAGTCTTATTGCCGCCGCAACTGATTGCTCGCTTTCGTTGAGCGTCGAAACCATTGACATAACTACAAAAGACAGCGCTGGCTTTCGTGAATTGCTAGCCGGTACACGATCCGGCAGCGTGAGCTGTAGCGGTTTGATTGATTATCAATCATCCGATCAAGATGTTGTTGACTTGTTTGCAGCGTGGAATAACCGCACAGCTTTAACCCTAAAGTTTAGCAATGAAATTACAGGAGATGCAAGCTATTCAGCTACTGCATTTATAACCAGCCTTGAGCAGTCAGGCGGCACAGAAGATACAGCAACCTACAGCGCGAGCTTTGAGTTGAGCGGTACGGTAACAGAGGCAACAATTACATGATCGAAGTAAACGGCACAGAGTACCCAGTGCGGTACAGCATGAAGGCGCTGAAAAAGTTTGAACGTAAGACAAAAGTCAATGTGTTCAGCCTATCCGATCCGTCGAAGCTAAGCGCTGAGGCGTGTGGCTTCCTCTGCTATGTTGGCGTTGAATGTGGTTGCAGCTTTGAAGGTCAGGAATTCGATATGGACCTACCTACCTTTGAGGATTATATAACGCTTGAACACGTCACCCAGTGCTTTGATGCACTCGGCGAATATAGCAGCGAAAAAAAAGCATAGACGGCACGGATAAGCCGATTGGCTGGCCGGATATTATACGGATGGGGATGGGCATTTTGCGCCTGTCCCCTTCTGCATTTTGGTCAATGACATTCGGCGAGGTAAGCCTTGCACTTGACGCCAACCGTGAGAGCGAAGAGATACGCGAGCGTATGGAGTGGGAGCGCACGCGGTGGCTAGGTTCTATGATCATGCAGCCTCACCTAAAAAAAGGGCGTAAATTGCAGCCTAAGGACCTGATGCAATTCCCATGGGAGAAACCAAAGGCCAAGGCCGGTAAACTTAACAAGGAAGAACTCAGGCAGCGAATACTAGAAAGAGACCAATGGCAAAGCTGAACGATTTAATCGTAACGATAGGAGCGCAAACGCGGCAGTTTGATAAAGCACTTGGCGCTTCAATGCGCAAGATGCAGAACTTTGGCGCAAGCACTAAAAAACTTGGCAGGTCCATGACGCGCAGCCTAACCATGCCAATTGCGGCACTTGGTGCGGCAGCTGTAAAGTCAGCGGCTGACCTCGAAACAATGGAGGTAAGTTTTATAAGCTTGACAGGTGGAGCAAAGCAGGCCGCCGATATGATGGCCAACCTTAACGAGTTCACTGCAAAGACACCGTTCCAAATTGAGGCGGTAGCAAAGTCAGCGCGGCAGTTGATTGCATCCGGATCAGGCTTGGAGGAAGTCAATACACAGCTCCAATTCCTTGGCGACATAGCTGCAACAAGTGGCCAGCCCATTGATGAGATTGCTGCAATCTTTGCCAAGGTCAACGCCAAAGGCAAGGTAGAACTTGAAAACCTCAACCAGCTTGCAGAACGCGGTATACCAATCTTCACCGCCTTGGCTGAAGCTACTGGCTTGCCTGCTGATAAACTTGGCGCGGGGCGCGTGAGTGTTGATCAGTTTAATGAGGTACTTAAAAGCTTTAGCGAGGAGGGCGGTTTTGCTGCCGGCGCTATGGAGCGACTAAGTGAAACGGCATCGGGTAAATTCAGCACGGCGCTTGACAATTTAAAGCTAGCAGGCGCGGCGTTGGCTGAAGATTTATTGCCTGTTGTGAAAGAGTTAATTGATGATTTCACAGCGTTCACGCAGAAGGTTCAAAACCTTTCGCCGGAAAACAAAAAGCTCGCCCTGAGGATTGCAGCCGTCGCCGCTGCCATTGGCCCGTTGCTTGTTCTTGTGCCTTCGCTGTTGGCGGGGCTTCAAGCTGTACGCACGGCGTTCCTAGCGCTCAGTGCTACCATGTTAGCCAACCCGTTTTCGATTGTAGCCACGGCCTTGGCTTTGGTTGTTACAGGTATCATAATGCTGAGCGGTGAAACGGTCAAAGCCGTAACCGCAATCGACCGGCTAACAGAAGCAAACAAGAACCTAACACTAGAAGAAAAGAAGCGAAATATTGAGGTTGCAATTGATCAGCAGAAAACACTAGTTGCACAATTGGAAGCCGAGAAAAAAGCGAAGGATGCAATTGTAGAACAAGGCTATGGAGGTAAGGCGATAAAGGAACAGCGTGAAGCAACCGACGCATACAGTGAAGCCAACGCCGAGTTAAGCGAGATGAATGGAATGCTTGACGGTGTGAATGAGAAGCTATCAGAGAACGGTAAAAAAACTGAAACGGCGGGCGAAAAGATTAACGGCCTTACTTTGGAAATGGTAAAGGCGTCCAGCGTAGCCTTTGATTTGCGGCAAGAACTTTCGAAGCTAGGCACTCAAAAAAGCGAGTTGTTTGATGACATGCAAATTGGTACAGTTGGAACCGGCGACGATTTAAACTTTGAGGAAATCGACTTTGCTGAGGAAATGCTAGGCGACGAAGAGGATTGGGCCGCTGCTGGTGATCGCATTCTAGCCGCGCGCGATTTAGTACAGAGGCAAGCGCAGGCCATGGGCCAAATGATAGCGGGCTTTGTAGATAATGCATTTCAAAAGTTGATAGATGGAACAGCAAGCTTCGAGGAAATAATGAAAACTATGATTAAGCAAATGGCCATTCAACTGGCTTCATTGATTGCACAGTTTGCAGTGCTTTCGTTGCTTATGCCTACATCGTTGATGGGTGCAGGAGGCAAGGCGGTTGGCCTTGGTCAGTTTATAGGCGGCGGCTTTGGCATTCCACAATTTGCCGGAGGTGGTATCGTAAGCGGTCCAGTGATCGCGCAGGTAGGCGAGTACTCAGGCGCGTCGCATAACCCTGAAGTCATTGCGCCGCTTGACAAATTGCAGAGTATGATGGGCGGGCAAGCCGTACAGGTCACCGGCAAGATTTCAGGCCGTGACATACTTCTAACGAGTGAACGAAATGCAATCGACCGAAACCGAGTAAGGGGATTCTGATGGCTGATCCAATACGACTATACGCAGAGTTTACCGATGACCTCGGCACGGACTACCGATTAAATATCCACGATGCAGATTTCACCGGCACGGCGGGCACGTTTAAGCTCGGCGCTGATGGCTTTGTCTTGACATACACCGGCAACAATGAAGACCGAATGCAGGGCGTTATCGGTAGCGAGTTGACTTTTACACTTACAGAACAAACTAGCATTCATACAACGTTCATGGACTTGCTGACCACGACGCCTGAACAACGGTTTTCGGTAAGCGTGTACAAAGATCCGGACGGCGTAAATTCAAAGTATTGGTTCGGGGTATTGTATCCGGAGCAGGTCACACGGCCATACGACTATCAGCCGATTCAAAACACGTTAACAGCAGCCGACGACCTAGGCAATTTGCAATATGTGAAGCACGATTCGACGGGCTTAATAGATGTGCCGACGTTGCTGCTGCAATGTTTGAACCGCACACGCGCGAGTCATCTATGGAGTACGGATAACTTCCTGTATTACGTCAACGATTTCGACGCGGTAGATTACACCGGTAGCAATCAATTAATTGATACACGTATTTCAAATTTAGGGCTAGGCAACCCTGACAGCAACGGAGTGAATCAATATTATTCAACCTTTGAAATACTCGAAAGCCTGACCAAGGTATTCAACGCGCGGCTGTTTCAGAGTGACGGCGTTTGGTGGTTCTTACCATTGGGTGCACAGAAGTTTGACCCGACAGAGCTAACAGTTGAGGGCAAGCAAAAGGACGGTACAGATATAACACAGCAGCTCTTTGCATCAGATCGCCCATTCAATTCAACACTGGAGCGATTGCGCGGCTATCAGTACAGCGGCCTAGTTCCGTTAAAGGAAGTGCGACGCACGCGTAAATACAACGGAAACTATCCGCTCATCTACGATAATCTCTACACCGAAACAGAATTTGGAAACACGTTAGAGGATACAGATATAGACTACTTGCAGGATACCGAGTTTTTAATTACCGGCACATTTAATTATTCATATGCTGGCGACGGTGTGGCAACGGGCGATAATATTGTGGCGCGTGTCATGCTTCGCTTTGAAGTTAAGGTAGGCACGCAGTACCTGCAACGGGATGCACAGTTTACAGAAACGACGTTAGATTTTCAGCTCGCCGATGTTGATGAGGGTGTACTTGAATACACTTCGCACGTTTACAGCACTCCACAATGGACGACGACGCCGGAATATTATGAAGTCGTTAGCTACGTATTTAACAGAAACGAAGGCGGCAATATTACCATGCCGATTGTAATCAATACGCCAGCACTGCCAAGTGATCAGACCGGAATGGATTTAAGTGTGACCATTGTGGGCATAGATGACGCTGGCGCATCTGATAGCACGCTAGTGAACACGTCAACGGCAGATTTTGAAATCGTTGTTTTGCGTGCTGATCTCCTTGGCAACAACGCGCTAGGCGATGAGGTTACTTTTACAGCTACCAACAGCGACACGGCACGAGGTGAAATCGACCAAGGACTTTGCTTGTTTGGTGACGGAGAAACGCAGAACGCTGACGGGGTTATTTTGGTCATCGTGGGCGTCAATGCCGTACCGGTAACGCAGTGGCAAAGTTTAAACTACACGGGTACAGGCGTAGGCATTAACCGGCTAGGCGTGCAGGAGATACTAGCAGGCCAGCGGATCAGCACACCGATACAACGCGGCACGGTGTACGGAAGTGATTTAAAGATGTGGCAAACGCTTGACGACACAGCCGGAGACTTTGCACTATTTCAATTGACATTCACAGCGCGATCCATCGAAACCGAATTAGAGGCGTTTCTAGTTGCGCGAGATGCTTCGACCGTTACGACGGCCATAGGCGACGCAATCGACGTGGTGGACCCGATAACCCACAACCCCGGTTTGGGCGTTACAGGAGCAACGGAGGCCCTGAATAGGACGCTTTTAATTGGTGAGGATAGTTACGGATCGCGCGTGCAGTACAGAACCGCCACCGTAACGAATCGAACAGGCACAACGTACAACGTGCGCCCAATTGATTACATGATAATGAACACATGGACAGGCGGCAACGGTGCAAGCATTATTTATTTGCCGCTAGTTGCAGATAACGAGGGGCGCAGCATTCAATTCCATAGCGATGGCACAATAGCCGCGAATAAATATATAAGCCTGCGACCTAACACAGGCGATACAGGCGTAACTATCGACGGCGCAACGTCCTACAATTTCAATCGCGCTTATGACGGCATCACTATCTTGTGCCATAATTCGAATTGGTTTATCATACAGAAAAAAGAGAAATGATGCAGTGGGAATTTGTGGCAATTGTTTTGCCAGTGGCGGCGGGTTTAGTTGGTGTATGGGTAAACCTAAATAGCACGGTGGCACGTCTAAAGAGCCGCGTGATCCAGCTAGAGATTGACAGCAACGAGATAAAGAGCGACATGAAAGAACTACTGGCCAGCGTCCACAAAATTGAGTTGATGTTAGCAAAGCTGCAAAAATGATTTACATTATATTAGCCACCGTAACCGTCAACGTCATATACAAGGCCCGCGAGTACGGGAGGGCTGACGTGGCGGATCTCATTATACTAGTCGCAGCCTTTGCATTATTATGGAGCTAAGATATTTTAGGTACGAGGAGTTTGATTGCAAGTGCAAGAAATGCCGCGCAAATTCTGAGGGCCTTGGTATTGACATAATGGATCTTGATTTCTTAATGATGTTAGACGATGCTCGCCACAAAGCGGGCATTCCTTTTGTTATAACGTCTGGCGTACGTTGCAGCGCGCACAACCGAGCTTGCGGAGGTAAGAAAGACAGCGCCCACCTGCACGGCTTTGCTGCTGATATTGCGTGCAACGATAACCGATCACGCGGGTATATGATTGGCGCACTTTATGAGGCCGGTTTTAATCGCATAGGTATTCACCCCGATTTTTTGCACGTGGATGACGATCCAGCAAAAGACGCTGACGTCGTCTGGTTATATGAGTAAGGACATACGCCCACGGATCAACGCCCAGCAGATGCGTGCGCTTGATTACCTACGCAACAAGGAACGGCGTATTTTAGTGATAGGTGATTTGCATTGTCCTTTCGAAATGGAGGGCTACTTTGAGTATTGTCTTGAAACGTATGACCGCCACGCCTGCAATCAAGTGATTTTTATCGGTGACCTCATCGACTCACACGCCACCAGCAGGCACGAAACCGACCCCGATGGACTCAGCGCCAAGACAGAACTAGAAATTGCAATTGAAGACCTGCAAAAGTGGCGCGATGCTTTCCCCGTGGCTGATGTGATAATAGGCAATCATGACCGCGTAGTAATGCGCAGGGCGTTCAGCTCATCCATTCCAAGCATTTGGATTAAGTCCTTCAATGAAGTGTTGGGCACGTCCTGGAACTGGACGGAGCGGATCGAGTACGATGGTGTACAGTACGTGCATGGCGAAGGCGGCACCGCACGCACAAAGGCAAAGAACGACTTGCAAAGCACGGTCCAAGGCCATATTCATACACAGGCTTATGTTGAATGGATGGTAGGCAACAAAGCTAAGCTGTTTGGTATGCAAGTGGGTTGTGGACTGGATCGCGAGACCTACGCGGCTGCATATGCCAAGCACTACAAAAAACAGGCGATAGGATGCGGCGTGGTAATCGGTGGGCACACGGCAATCAATTGCCTTATGCCGCTTTGATCATTCGCCTTATATTTACGCCATGTTAGAACTTGCAAAAATGTATTGGTCGGAGATTGCACTGGCGATCTTGACAGCAGCGGGCACGGTCACCGCATTGACGGAAAGCACCAAGGATGACAAGGTGGTTGACGTACTCAAACGAATTATAAACGCTATTGTGTTAGGTCGGAGCGGTCGCAAACGCAAAGACTGAGCGCAGATCTTAATGGTAAGAGGGGCCTCCAAACGTGGGGGCCTTTTTTTGTGCCCAATAAAAAAGATGCAGAAAGTTGCATAGATGCAGAAAGTTGCATATCTTTACACCATGACAAACGCAAACAACACTACTATGACAAACGCAAACAACAATTACAAGGCAGTCCAATTGGGCGGAATGTGGATTGCAGAAGCCAACGGCAACACTTGGACAGGCAAATATTACAAAACCGAAAAATTTGCACAGCGCGCAGCCGACAAGATGAACAAAATTTCAGGCTTGTCGTAATGTGGCGCGAAGGATACGACTACCCAGCAGACGACGAAGACGAAGGCCGCGACTACTACGAAGAGGCCGACGAACAACACGACAAACAACAAGATCAAACCCTAGACCAATGAAGGAAGAAAAAAAAACAGTAGAACTGGATTTACTAATTGTACAATTAGCCTTGCACGCATTATGGCGAGAAGTAGTGAGAGATGGCGACAAAAGAGGCCAACGACGAGTTAAGGCAGAAATGAAAAAACTAGACCAATGAACAAACCTATTTGCGTCCGTAGCAGCGTACAAGTTGACGCGCCTGAATCATTCAACCAGTGGCAGCAAGACCTAGCCGAGGAACGCGAGTTTCTGCGCCTGATTGACAAAATGAAAATGCACCTAAAGCAAAACCGAGAACGATGAATATTGAAGCAATACAAGTAAGCTCCTGCCGTGGGGCATTTGATCGCGAGACGCGCCGAGTCTATTTAGCCGAGTGGCTGGAACACGTACGGCCTGACGTCATGATAAACGATTACAGCAAAAAACAACTGCCGGCGATTATGCCACACGGTGTATTCTACAGCCGCAGACAGGACACGATCCAAACGCACAGCGGGCTAGTGCAGATCGACATAGACGGCAAGCACCAAGGCGCTGGATTCAATCCGGAGAACGTGGTGCGCGATATGGAGGCGGCGCCGTATGTGGTAGCCGGTGGCCTGAGCTGCATGGGCGAAGGTGTTTATATGCTTGTTGCAGTGGAAGACATAGACCACAAAAACCACAGAGACAAAGCCGGCCAAGTCATGGACCTGATTGAGGAGCAGTTTAATGTGGTGGTAGATGTGCCCGTTTCAAACAACCTCAGCAGCCTGCGCTTTGCGTCAGGGTACGCGCCCTTTATTAATTACGACATAACACCCTTAAAATTTGAGTCATGAGCAACCAAGACAAAAACGCAGATTTAAGACGACTAGCCACCAAGTATGAAATGGACTTTGAGAAGCAGTTTCATGTTGATCCGCGTGGCTTTGTGATAATGACCCGTGGAGGGGTTGAATACCTCCAAGCTAAAATAAAGGCCGTAGTTAGCTTTGAAACGGTGCCTGAATGGTCAGACACCAAAGAGGGAAAATACTGCGTTAAAGCATACGCAAAATGCGAAATGGGGCAAGTGGAGACATATGGCGAGGTGAGCAAGTCAAATAACCGTAACGCGTACCCGATCGCCATGGCTGAAAAACGCGCTTTGTCCCGTGCCATTTTGAAGCTTGCAGGATTCGGTAACACGTACGGCGAGGATGAACTTGAGCAATGAACGCAGATGAGTTCTTTGAGCAGCTGGAGCAAGTGCAAGCGGATCACACCGACGATTTGCGAGATTATGCCTTGCACCTACTCAGCACGTCGACAATGAAAGACGACGACGAAGGACTAGAAGACGAAATAATATTTACAGAACCTACGCCGATTCGCTGGCGTGAGATATTTGAGCGGTTACGATTAAACCAACTGAGGGCGATTGATATGCCGAATTGGTCACAAACAGAATTTAATAAATCATATAAGAAAAATGGAATTAGTAATTGAGGGAGTTATAAAGCGAGTATGCAAGCCGCAGGAGTTTCCTAGTGGCTTCAGAAAGTGCGAAGTACACGTAGAAGTCCAAGATGGGAAATATCCGCAGCTTATGGCGCTGGAGTTCCTTAAAGACGACGTAGATGAGGCCGTGGCATTGCCTGAAGGTAAGACGATCAAAGCGCGTTGCAACGTCCGAGGCCGTGAATGGGAGAACACGGAAACCGGTCAATTTCGGGCCTTCATGTCGCTCTCTCCATGGAGCTACGAAGTAGTAGAAGGTCAGCCAGCACCAACAGAACAACCTGCAAGCAATGGAGGCGGTGCAAAGTGGTAGCCTGCGATATGTAGTAAGCTTACCGCAGCAAAAAACGCGCGTGGCATTCGACAACTACGGCAGCTTTGAGAGGTACGTGGATGACCTACGCGCAAAACACATAAAGCATGAAATTAAAATTGAATATGATGAACGTCAGAGAGTTTATACGGCAACAGTGGGCAAGTGATCAGCACGCAGCCGATGACCTAGGGGTAAGCCTGAGGACTATTAAGAACTGGATGGCCGTAAACCCGACGGGCATACTGAAGCACAGCGGCCATATCATACAAATGGACGGCGTTGAGCCGTTGCAGCTATTCGACGCAGTGGCCGAAACAATTGAGCAGATCAATGAAAAGCGCCCACGGTAGTCGCACCGGCATTTGGATACCGCTAGAGATTTGGACGCTGGACCTCGCGCCAATGGATCGTATTCTGTTGGCTGAGGTCGCCAGCTTCGCGGAAAATGGCAAAGCGTGCTTTATGACCAACGCCAAACTTGCCGAGGCGATCGGCATAAGCGAAGACCGTACCCGTAAGATTATTTACAGACTGATTCAAAGCGGCCACCTCAAGAGGGGGGTGGTTGCAAACGGACAGGGTGGGCACAAACGGACTTTAGGGTGGGCGCAAACGGACAGGGGGGTGGGTGCAAACAGCCAGGGGGGTGGGCGCAAACGGACACGTACTAATCAACTTACAAAACAAATTACTAAAACACTACAAAACAAGGAAGAAAATTTTTCTGTAGTCCTTCCATGGCAAACAGACGCCTTTTCTGCCGCGTGGTCCGAGTGGCTGGAATACAAGAAAACAGAGCAGCGTTTCAAATACAAATCGCCCAAAAGTGAACAAAGGGCACTGATCCAATTACAAAATGAATACCAAACCGAAAGCGATGCAATCGACGCAATCCATCGAGCAATCGCAAACACCTACAAAGGCCTTGTTTTTAAACAGCGCGCAGGCGGCCGATCTAACGCCAGCAGAGCGGCAAACCTTAAAACAGACGTCAACAGAGAGAAGCTTGCAGAATTTGCAAGAACTGGACGTATCGAGCCTGACGGTGGCCCAGTGCTTTGAAGGCACAAACGTGAAAACGGCGTTGAAAGTAAACGAAGGGGCAACCCGTGCGGCACTTGCTGGCATGATCAGCCGCTGCGTGGACTTTATAGACGCAAATAAGACACTGAGCGAGCCGGCGCACATCGCGCTAACCGTGAATGAGCTTGTACAGCAGTTCCCGGCCTTCACGCTTGAAGACTGGCGGCTTTGCTTGTACATGATGGCCAAAGAAAGCTTTGGGCCGTACTACGAACGCTTAAAATTGGCGCAGTTTGTGGATTGCTTTACCAAATACGACCAACTAAAGCAGCCTGTTATTCAAACCATACGCGAGAACGAACGTAAAGACGCTGAACGGATGCAGCAGGAAGCGATGAGGCATTTACAGCCTGAATACGCCACTGAAGTGAATCCGATAGCGTCTAGGGTGCATGCAGCCGATTGGATGGCAGGAGAGAACCGCTTAACGTACACAGAGCGGCAGGAGATGGACGAACGACAGAAGCAAAGCCATGATTGAGCTTCACAACATCGACTGCATGGAATACCTTGCAACGTGCGAAGACAACGCTTTCGAGTTGGCTATTGTCGACCCGCCTTACGGGTTAGGTATGGACGGTAAGAATAATTGGAGTGGCAGCAAGCATGAAGTGAAAAACTGGGATAGCTATGCGCCGAGCGAACAATACTTTAAAGAGCTGCAAAGAGTTAGTGAAAATCAAATGATATGGGGCGCAAATAATTTCATGTCAAAAATTAGAAAAAACTCTACCTGTTGGGTGATATGGGATAAACAAAATGACGGCTTTTCTTTTGCTGATGCAGAATTATGTTATACCACATTCAAAACTGCAGTAAGGTTTTTTCGGTATCATCGCGGCAAGCAAACCGACAAAAGAATACACCCAACACAAAAGCCTGTCAAGTTGTACGAATGGCTGCTAATGAACTACGCAAAAGAAGGAGACAGGATACTCGACACGCACCTTGGAAGCGGTTCAATTGCAATTGCCTGCCATAACCTTGGCTTTGATTTGGTAGGATGCGAATTGGATATTGATTATTTTGAAGCGGCAAAGAAACGCCTCCAGCAGCATCAATCACAACTTAGAATTCCTATGCAATGACTGAAATGAAGACGGTAACAAGCGTAAGCGGCGGGCAGTCGTCGGCATACATCGCGGCAAATTATCCGAGTGACTACCTTGTTTTTGCTTTGGTTACAACAGACGACGCAAAATGTAAACACCCTGACCCAATACTGCGAAAGATGGCCAGCGACAAAATTGGCCGCGAGTTTATCGGTACGCTTGAAGAGGATACAATTTTAGAAACTATTCTCGAACTTGAACAATATCTTGAACAGGAAATTCATTGGGTTGCTGGCCTACCGTTTGAACAGATAATTGACAAAAAAAGCGGCTATTTACCGAATATCATGGCGCGCTACTGCACGACAGAAATGAAGATTAAACCAATGTTTGATTGGTGGCAAAACACAATCGGCGAACCCGTTGAAATGCAAATTGGATTTAGACAGGGAGAAGAACGCAGGGCAAAGAATATGCTTGACAAATGCGTGGACGGGTTGCGGCAGTTTGGTAAAGTAGGATGGCAAAAGCCTGTTTTTCCACTTATAGAAAACGGTATTAAACGTGATAAAATCGTGCAATATTGGGATGACATACCGCTACCATTTGCACAGCAAAACAATTGCGTCGGATGCTTTCACCGTAATGCTCTAGTACTACGCAAAAAGTTTGACGATCACCCCAATAAAATGCAATGGTTTAAAGAGCAGGAACAACGCACTGGCAACCAATTCAAAAGCGAAATTAATTACACTAACATCGAAAAGCACCGACCACAAACAGAAATATACTTTTCTGATTGGTCATGTGATTCAGGATACTGCGGATTATGACAGATATAGAAAGATTTTGGCTTGATCTGATGGACTCACGCCGCTACGCCATTACAGAAGTCTACGGCGCTGAGTGCGCGAGCAGATACAGGCCGCATCACATCGAAAAGGAGTATTTTATAAACAACAGCGGCACGTTTACAGCTCATCCTGATGTAACGCAATACAACAAAGACTTTTGGGTCATGTGCGAGACGCATTACTTTCAGCAACGTGAGGCGTACAGGCGCAAACTACGGGCCAACTGGCACAGGGTCCAGCAGTCCGATGAATACAAAAGCCGTAAGCGCGAGCGCGAAATGCTAAAGGACTACATTAGCGAAGCAATCAACGGTAATGGCAAAGAAAAAGACGCACGCACAACTAAAAAAGAAGGTTGATGAGTGGTTTAGTAAACACATCCGCTGGAAAGCGGCAGATCTACGCGGCGACTGTACGTGTTACACCTGCAACGCAAAGCATCACGCATCTAAGATACACGCTGGGCATTTTCTCAGCAGAAGGCACATGGCTACTCGGTGGGAAGCATCTAACGTTAAGCCGCAATGCTATGCCTGCAATATTCACCGACAAGGAGAACAATGGATATTTGGCTGCCGTATTGAAAGCGAAGACCCCGGAAGAACTGCGCAGCTTATGCGACAAGCGCACCAAGGTAGAAAGTTCACGCTATCAGAGTTACAATACCTATACGAGTATCACAGAGCCGAGGCGCTTAGGTACGCAGAGACTAAAGCGGTCAAGCCTAAGCCGAAAGCAAAGGCAAAGGTATGACCAGTTGAGAGGTCAGCGCAATGAGTTGCTAGATGTGAACATGATCAGCAACATTAAAGAACTTGGATATGGTTGTAGGTGGGAAGTGTTCAAGCGGATCAGCCGCGAGATGTATGAGCTGACAGGCCACTACGGTTATTACTATACCTAATGCCAACCATACCACGCAAGCAGACGCCCGATCCGAGGCGCAAAGGACGCAAGCGAGACACGCCACAAGATCGCAGGTACTGGACAAACGCGTGGCGCAAGAGCCGCCTGGCCTTCCTTAAGAATAACCCTGAGTGTACAGGATGCGGCGGACCTGCCAACGTGGTGGATCACGTTATACCTGTCCGCCAAGGGGCTGAGTTCTTCGATGTAAGCAACTGGCAGAGCCTCTGCACCCCTTGCCATGCCTCCAAGTCAGGCCGTGAAGCACATGAGGGGTAGCCCCCTGCAAAAACCTGAGATAAAAGCGCCTGCATCGCCGTAGTATCCATGGCGAATTATTTCATTTTTTTCTTTGCGTTTTGGCGCTACCTTTGAGCATGGACGTACTCACAGACACGCAAAAGCTTGAATACAAGCGGATCAAAAACGCACTGCGCAGCGCGCGACACATTGGCGAATTGGATGAAGACCTGTTGATTATGGCGTCTTGCCTAGCCGTGGAGGTCCGAGAACTTCAGTCGCTGATTGACGAAAAAGGTTACACCTACGAATTTAAAAACAGGGACGGCGGCACGATGACGAAGCACCGGCCTGAGCATCAGATGCTTGTAGAATCAAGATCCAAATATTTGGTAGTTCTAAAAGAATTAGGCATGACTCCAGCCGCACGAAAGCGCATCGAGGTCGAGGTAGAACTAGACGACGAACTTGAGCAGCTCTTAACATTTAAAGATGCTTGACAGCGTTGGGCACAATTACGCGCTTGACGTTATCACAGGCAAAACACCAGCGGCCAAGTATGTAGTCAAGGCGTGCCAGCGATACTTAACGGATCTTGACACAGCCGAGGAGCGCGGCCTAGAGTTTAAGCCAAAGACTGCACAGGCTTACATTACATTTTTTCAAAGGGCAATCCGGCATACGGTCGGTGAATGGGACGGCAAGCCGTTCGATCCACTTCCATGGCAGCAGTTTATCTTGTGGAATCTTTACGGTTGGTTTCGTGAAGACGGAACAAGACGCTTTAACTATGCTTATATTACGGTTGCTCGCAAGAATGGTAAGACGACACTTATGGCGGGCTGTGCGCTCGCTGCTCTTTTCTTTGATCAGGAAAAAGCTGCCGAGGTTTATTTTGCAGCAACTAAGAAAGACCAAGCAAAGATCGGATTCGACGAAGCGCAAAGGATGGTCTCGATCTCGCCGCCGCTCCGTAAACACCTTAGAGCAGGGAAGCACGATATTAAAGCGCCGACGCTCTCAGCGCGATGCACGTACCTGAGTAGCGAGCGCGATACACTTGACGGCTTGAACATACACTTCGCCGGCATTGACGAATATCACGCGCACCCAACGGACGGCGTGGCCAACGTCCTGCGATCAGGTATGCAGGCGCGGCGTAACCCGTTACACCTTACCATCACAACGGCAGGCTTTAACCGTGAATCTCCATGCTACGAAATGCAAAAGACGTGCAAGGAAATACTCGACGGAGTAAAGCACGACGACGCACAATTTGCTTTGATTTACGAGCTGGATGAAGATGACGACTGGACGGACTCTAGCACATGGATAAAAGCAAATCCATCGTTGGGCGTGGCGCTACGGCCGCAGCTATTGGAGTCACAGTTACAGCAAGCCATAAACCTAGGCGGATCGCGTGAGGTAGAATTTAAAACCAAGCACCTAAACAAATGGGTGACCGCGTCGAAGACTTGGATACAGGACGAAATTTGGAGCGCCAACGAACGGCAGGAAGATTTGACGGGGCGGATCTGTTGGGGTGGGTTGGACCTTGCTAGCGTTTCCGATATGACGGCGCTAGTGATGGTATACCCTGACGGCGAAGGCTACCACGTTCGCGGCCATTACTTTATGCCAAGCGATACGATTGATAACGTACTGGACCGCGAGCCGTCGCACATCTACCGCACGTTTTTGGATCTCCCAAACTTCCACGTTACAGATGGAAACGTTACCGACTACGCAGCAATCAGGCGGCTGGTAAGCGGCGTAATGAACAGGCCCGACGGTCAGGAGGTAGACGGCAGCAGCTTGATGCATAACTATCAAATTGAGAAGATTGCATTCGACAGATACAACAGCACGCAGATCGCAATCGACTTAGTTGACGACGGCGTACCGTTGACGCCATTCGGTCAGGGCTTTGTATCTATGTCGTCACCGACCAAACAGCTGGAGGTGTTGGTAAGGACGGGCAAGGTTTGGCACGATGGCGATCCGGTCCTACGTTGGGCGCTTGGAAACGTTGAATTGAAAATGGATCCGGCGGGCAACATAAAAGCGGACAAACAAAAGAGCGGCGGCAAGATTGATCCGATCGTTGCCATGGTTATGGGTATAGGTGAACACATGAAGACTCCACAGGAGACAGAGCAGAATTTCGATATAATTTCCCTGTAGTAAATTGCAACCCATATGGCAACACTTCGCGACAGATTAAACGCGCTTTT